TGAGCTTTGAAGTTCCTTGGTTTCCACTTTATCTTGTTCTTCTTTACTTGATTCTTCTTTTCCATCTTCTCCAACCATAAAATCACTCTCCTTATTATTTTATACATTATAATAATCCAAATCCTAAATTGCTTCTACCAGTTTCTTCTTGTAGTTCAGCTTTTCTCTTTAAATAATCTAACCAAGCTTGTTGGTTTTGTATCTGCTGTTCTAATTGTATTGCAAACATTCTTTCTTTGGATTCTTCCCGTAATCTAATCTCTTCTATTAGTGCTTCCCTTCTTGCTATTCTTCTGTTTTCTAATGTTGTATCAGTTAGTGTTCTTTCAGAAGCTGCATGTTCTGCTTTTGCTTTTAAGATTGCTTCTTCCTGAGTAAGTCTGTTTTCTTCAAATACTTTGTTATCTTCTTCTTTGATTATGTTCCAAGCTTCATCGATACTGACACCACCTACTCCATTTACTCCTCTTTTCAAATCATTTAATCTTTTTTCAAATATTGCTCTTTGCCTTAATCCTTTCCATTTTGTATAAATTCCTACTGGCGCACCTACTGGCGACCAAAGAAGAATTTCTTTGATTGTGCTTGGGTTAGTTAATTCTACAATAAATGCAGCACTGTCATCATATAATTCCCATGCTTTTGTAGCTTGTTCAGTATTGCCTAATCTATCCATTAGTTCAGCATATTCTTCAATCTCATTTATATTAAAAGTTTCTGGGTCAGGAGCTTCTGCAAATCCCCAAATTCCTACAGTTAATGCTGCAGCTTCTGCACCAGCTACAATCTTCAGAATTGGATTGTTTTTAAATGTTTTACCCCATATAGCACCTAATAGTCCTTGAGTTTGTTTATCCTGAAACTCTCCTCTAGCAGCTCTCCTTCCTGCTGCTTTTGCTTGTTTTAAGCCTATTTGTTTTCCTTTAGCTGTTTTGAAAACTTCTTTTAATTTCTTAGCGTGAGGTAATGTTTTGTATGCATTTTTACCTGTTTTTCCTATTACTACCTTTAACCATGATTTTAAATTAAATACTTTTGCAGCCTTACCTATTGGTAGTACCGATAGAGCTGTCCATGCAGCTGCTTCTGCTTTATCTGTTGGAGTTGCATTTGGGTCTGTTAGTGTTCTGATATCATCTAAAATAAGAAAATCTATAGCTCTTGATAATGGGTCTTCTCCTTTGGCATAACCTGCAATACCTTCTTCTCTTGGTGCAGCTGCTTCTTCTGGTGCTTGTAGAGAAATATCAGGCACTTCCCTTCCAGTTCTTTCTGTAAAAGCTTGACCTGTTTCTACTTGCACTCCAGGTATTGTTCTTTGTGATTTAGGAGTATAAGTTTTCATTCCTTTTCTTTGCATTTCTACAGCTCTTGCTGGCATATCTACGGCTTGACTTACTCTTCCAGAACCACCAGCTCCACCAGGACCACCAAACTTGCCTTCTGCTTGTTTTGCTTTCTTCCAAGCACTAGCTTTTTCAATCTGTCTTTTTCTTGATTCTGCTGTATGTCCTTTAATTCTATTCCCCATTATCTTTTCCTTCTCTCCTTTTTACGAAATAATAAGCTAATATTAAAGTCATGATACCTTGTATGTAACCATTATAATGCAATAATAGTAATACAAAACACATGATTAAAGTTACTAATGCGATTATATCTTTTGGTTTTATTTTCATCTGTTACCTTCCATTTCTAATTTAGTATCATTAGGTTCTGCAGCTGGTTGTTGATTTTCCATTTCTGGCGGATTTACTTGTAGTTTATCTTCTGCCGGTGCTTGACCAGAGAGCATATCACTTTTCAAACTTGCAGGGAATTTTAATTGAATTACTAAACCTAATTGAGATAATACTTGTTGCATAAGTTCTAATTGTGCTTCTGCTATAGTTTGTTCCCAGGCCAGGTATTTAGTTTTAACTGCTGCATCTGTAAATTGTTTTCCAGAACCTACAATAAATTCTGGAACTCCAGCAGCAGAATAAAAAAAACTTGTTAGCATTTCTATCCAGGACAGAGGATTTAAGTTAGCATTTGGTGCAACAGATACTGCTTCAACTTCAACAGAACCTTTAGGCACAAACATATTTTCCCCATCTTTCCTCATCTTGTTGTATTTTGTAACTAAAGCATTTATCTTTGTTTGATTATCAGTATTCAAATGAAATATCCAAAGAGGTTCTACATTCCTGTGCATGACTCTTTTCCAATCTGTCATGGCTTCACTCCTGGCTAAAATAATCCATTCAAGAGAATCAGCTAAACTTACTCCATGAATTTCATCAGCAACTCTATTTCTGCACAAATGGAATATTTCTTCTGGTTCAAATGTTTTGATTACTTTTATTTTCTCTCCAACTTTAGAAATCATTTCATATCTAATTATTAATCCAAACTTATCTGCTACAGTTCTTATAGTTTCCGGAGGTAGAGGTTTTAAGTTAATTAAAAAGCCTTTATCATTTACTATGATGTGTGCAAAAGAATCTCCGCCTATTTGTTTTACTCTGTCTAGATTTTCAAGAATTGAATTGAATGTATCTTTACCAAAACCCTTAATTTTAGATAAAATTAAAGTTGTGATTTCATCAGCAGTATAACCTTTTCCTAAAGTCCAGGCACTTTTAATATCTATAGCATTTCTTAGTGCTGGATTTTCTTTATCTTTATAATAGCCTAATTGTTTTGACCAATCTGAATTAACATAACTTGTTTCTTGTCCAGTAATACCATCAGTAGTTTCTGGAGCAACTGAATAATCTTCTATTGCGGCCTTAATTCCAGATGCTGTTGCTGTTCCTATATCATCAGACATCTTCTATCCACCCTGTAAAGCCACCAGCAACACCACCAGGTCCTGTGCTTCTTAGTTGAACTGTGTCAGTAGCATTTAATTTTATTGGCATTGTGAAAGCTGTAGAGAGAATTGCAAGTCCAGCAGAAATATCTACGCTACCTCTCACACTAAGAACAATACTAGTAACTGTGTTTAAAACTACTTGGATATAACCTTCAATAGCAGCAGCTGTGGTAACTTGACAATAAGCACTTGTTACATATAATCTTTTGTCGGCAGGAACTGTGTATAATGTTATTGTTGCGTTATCAGTTGTTCCTCTCTTAACAATTTGAACATCACCTTGTCTAGAGCCTGCTTCTCCAGCAGTAATCATCTTTACTTCTCCACCGTCTGCAAACTCTTGATTTCTGTCAAATAGTTTTCCGTGATTTAAACCAACCATTCATGCACCTCTGGAATTTGTCCTTCATTCCTATCATCGAATGGAGTTGCTTTACCATTTATAATCATGGTTTCTGATAAGTTCATTCCATCAGAAAAAACAGTTCCTAATAATCTTCCCCACTTTCCTACTCTTTGTTTTTTATCAATCATAATATCAACTTTTTTATTTAATATCAAATCTTCTAACCATTTTTTACATTCTTTTCCTTGAGGTTCATTCATTTCTGGACTATTTGTTCCTAAAAACCTGATAGGGAAATTAAAATCTCTAAAATGTGCTTTTACAATAATTGTATCTCCATCAATGACTTTAACAACTTCTGCTCTGAAATCTTCTGTGATTTGTTTGTGTGGACTAGCAAAATAATATAATTGCATCTGTGAATTTGTTAGTTCTGGAAATCTTTTAAAATCATGTGCCATCTATAAAGTCCTGGGTTTTCTGTTCTCTAAGGATTGAAAGCCCTCTTAAAACTGCATCTCTTAAAACATTAATCATATCTTCTGCTTCTAACCTGACATATCCAGCCATGTTATATGAAATTCCATAAATCCCTACCAAGTTGCTTGCAACTTCTGCTAACAACTGATTTTTAGTTGTGCCTAGAGCATCAAAAGCAGTTTTATCAACAGCAAAAACTTTTCTGCAAGTGCAATTGATTAAACCCTCTGCCTGTGCACACCAAGCGTTTATATTTGCTTCTGTCCAACCAGAAGCATCTACAAGCTCTCCAGCTTTAGCGTCACATTCTGCTTTTGTTGCATATATTCCTTCGTGTGCCATTTTAATTATCTAACATATGTAAATATTTAAACTTTTGTTTTTAACTCCCCAACATGCTCTAACTAATCCTTCAACTATATGTGAATATGCACCCCAGATTTTTAATTTTCCAGAATCTTTATGATGTTCTGCCTGGATTGATTTTAAAGATAGTTTTAAATCTTCATCATCCAGTAAAACTATTTCATTTTTTTCCATCATTTTTTTTAGATTGTTATACAAATCTTCTTTCATTAATTTCTTATACATTTCATTTCCTTGTTCATTATAACCATAAGCTCTTTTAGCATTATTGACTTCGACAACTTTTCTTTTGCAGTCATCATCTTCTCTAAGAATATCACAAACAGTTATTCCCATGTTTGCACTATCA